ACTAAGTCATTCAACGAAGGGGAGATGCCAGATGCCAACTTGATGGCTAAGGCTCTTACAAAGGTGATGGAGCAATTGGGAAAGTCACAACGAGTTCCAACAGTGACTTCATTGAAGGCAACCCGGAGTTAAACATGGTGTTGATGCTTGATAGGATGAGCGAGAGATATCACTGCTTACCCAGTCAAGCATTACGCAACGCAAACACTCTTGATGTCTTTATTCTTACTAGAGCACTTGAATACTATGATAGACAAAGGAATCCAGACAAGTATGCGAACAAATCGTCTAACCTGTCAGAGGAACAACTTTGGGCGATAGTAAATAGTAAGAAGAGAACAAAATAATGGCTAACAACTTTAACGACGACGGACTGAAGAAGAAACTCGCTGCTCTTGCCGGCGTTAAAGTTGATGTCATGAAACAAGTATTACCTTTGTTCATTAAGAATACACCAATAAACAAAGGTAATGCAAGACGCAATACGAAGTTAATCAACGGCGTTATTGAAGCAGATTATCCGTATGCTGAAGTCTTAAACGAAGGTCGTAAAAAGGTAGGAAAGAAGATGCAAGGATCAGTCCAAGCACCTAAGGGTATGGTCACACCCACTAAGCAGGAAATGGATAAGTTGATTCATGCCTCCGCACAGAAAAAAGGAAAATAGATATGGCATCCGATGTAAGCGTCACCCTCTCGTTAGACGACAGTCAATACACCAATAAACTAAAGACTGCTGAAACAGCAGCAAAACTATTTGGAACCACTTCCAATACGGCATTTAACTCAGCAAAAGGCGGAGTAGCCAACTTATCCACATCACTTGAAGGTCTAAGTAGCAAGTTCTCAGGACTAGGTACTATGATTGCATCCATTGGTATGGGTGCTTTAATTACTAACATGCTCAAGTCTGCAGATGCATTAGACGATATGGCTGCATCATTGGGTGTAGATACGGCTCGCTTACAAGAGATGGGTATGGCCGCTGGACAAGCAGGTAGCGACTTAGAAAAGCTTGGCGCAATGATGACCAAGTTAGAGCAAAACACTCAATCAGCAATTGAAGGCGACGATAAGTTACAAGGGTCCTTTGAGAAGTTAAAGATCAGTGCTGGTGATATCAAGACGCTTGCACCAGATGAGTTGTTCTATAAGGTAGCAAAATCACTATCTGAGATACAAGATCCAGCAGAGCGGACAGCAGCAGGCATTGATTTACTTGGTAAGGGATTCAAAGGTATGGACCCAGGGTCCTTTGTTAAATCCATTGACCAACTATACGGATCATTTGAGAAGTATAAGGAATCACAGAAGGCAGCGGCCGCGGTCACACAACAACTTGAAATGCAGATGGGACTTGTCAAGAACGAGTTCTTATCAATGCTTACTCCAATCCTTAACTTTGTATCTGCATTCAGCGGAGTTAACGATCAGTTTAACATTGCCAAGGTGTTAGCAGTTGGCTTAGGTATCGCATTGGTTGGTATTGTAGGTAACTCAGTTCTATCTGGATTTAAGTTCTTGTCTGAGATTGTAAGTGGTGTTGCCACAGCATTTGGAGGCGCGACCACAGCCACTAACTTAGACTCAGTAGCCATGGATGCTAATGCAGCGGCTATCTTGCGCAACTCAGCAGCACGTTCTGCTCAGTCAGCAAAGATTGCCATGGACGGGGCATTGAATAAAGCAGCGGCTTATGAAGAAGCAGCAGCCACAGCAGCATCGGCAGGTCAGATTAAAAATGCTGAAATGGCTCTTAGAAATATGACCTCCGCCAAAGCAGCAGCAGCATCAGAAGCAGCAAAATATGCTACAGCAACAAAACTTGCCGGAGTTGAGAACTATGCGCTGGCTACATCGTCAACAGCAGTAGGCGCATCAGCAACAGGTGCCGGGGCAGCAGGTGCAGCATCTGGAGCAGGTGCAGCAGTAGGCGCAGTTGGTTGGAGGGCATACGCAACTTCAGTAGGCGCAGCGGCGGTAGCAATGGGCGCTATGATGTTGCGCTTTACTGCAATAGCATTAGTTGTCGCTGGTGTAGTTGGTGCTATTCAAATAGTTGGTAAGGCTCTTATTGCATGGAAGGATGGTACTGATGTAGTTGCGGCTGCTTCAGACAACTTCTTATCTAAAACAATTGCATGGGGTGTTGAAGCAACAAAGAGTTTCTTTGGAGTAAAAGGTGCAACAGATGATTCAGCCAAAGCAACAGGTAGTTACGCTGATGCGATCAAAGATGCTGAAGAGAAACAGAAAAAGTTAACTGAAGAACAACAGAAGTTTGCTAACTCAGAAGCAGTTAAAGGTATCAATGCGCAAACTGCATCTATTAGACAGTTGACTCAATCAATGCAAGATCAGCAAACTGCATCTATACAACGTGCTACTAATGAATTAGCAGCGGCAAAGATCATGATTGGTGCCAATGACCAGCAAACCAATGCAGCAAAGCGTTACTTAGACACTTACTTAAACAACATTGATGCAATAAACAAAGCCAATCAAGATAAAGCAAAAATTGCACTTGAAGTTGCTAAACTAGAGGATCAACTAAAAGATACAAAGTTAAGCGACAACAAACGTGCTGCCATTATTGCAGAGATTTCTGCATACAACGATCAGATGACTAAGATTGATGATCTAGTTGCTGGCGCTACTAAGTTGAAAGACTTGGAATACGAACGTAAGGGTGCAATTGAATTGCAGAACCAATTGCTAGGTATTCAAGAGAAGTCATCCAATATGATTAAGGATCTGAATAAAGAGTCACAACAGATGACTATGAACTCAGATCAGAAGCGCATGAATGATATTCAGTGGATGGCACAAGCAGAGAAAGATGCTGCTATCAAAGCATTTGAGGCAGCAGCAGGACGCAAAGCAACATCACAAGAGATTGCTACTATCAACGATAAGATCGCCGTATCATACGGTGAGATTTACACTACGACTGGTAAAGTTATCAACCAATCACATGAATTTAAGACTGGCTGGAATAAGGCACTTAACGAATATGCTCAAGCAGCAGGTGACTCAGCGGGTAAAGCAAATGAGTTGTTCACTAAGGGCACAAAGGGCATGGAAGATGCCATTGTTGGACTAGCCAAGACGGGTAAGTTTGAATGGAAGAACTTACTAAGTGACATGCTTGAGACATTACTTCGCTGGGGTATCCAGAAAATCTTTACACAAATTATGGGTGATATGGGTGGGCAGATTGGTGCATTAGGCGGATTACTTGGCGGAGGAGGCGGATCAGGGAGTGCAGGTGGTGGCCAAGCTCGCTCGTCAGGGGGCAGTTCTGGTGGTTCAAGTTCAGGTGGTTTAGGCGATCTAATTAAAGGCATTGGTAACCTATTCTCAGGTGGTGGCTCAAAAGATACCTCCAGTTCGTATTCTGATCCATACGCAGGTGGTGGTGACTACTCAGGTTACACTACTGGATCATACGACAACTACGGTTCAAGTTACGACGTGGGGTCTCAAGACACTTTATCGTACGGAGAAGAGTTTGTTGGTTACTATGCAAAGGGCGGCCTAATCCCAGCAGGTAAATATGGTATTGCTGGTGAGAAGGGTGCCGAATTGATCTCTGGCCCAGCAACAGTAACCCCGCTGGACAAGTTAGGCGGATCAACACAGATTACAATTTACGCTAACGATGCATTGTCGTTCAAACAGATGTTAGCAAAAGACCCATCGTTCCTATCAGCATTAGTAATGCAAGGTAACAAGGGCATTCCAGGAGCAAGATAATGGCTGATACAACAGGTTTTCAATTCGTATTCGACTTTGCACAAGAGATGAGCCTCAATAGGCGCCATGTAGTTGCACAATCAACAACTAGATCAGGTGTGGTACGTTCTGTATCACGTGGTGCTCAACCAAAGAAGTTCACAGTAACTCTACCAAACGGTATGCCATGGCAGGAAGTGAGTGCCAATGTTGTATTACTTGATACATCAGATCGCTTTACTATTGGCTCAGTTACAATCAACGACCCAGGTCATGCATGGATCGGCAACACAGCACAAGGCGGTTTCTACGGCAACACGTACTCACTCATTTGTACATCAATGCCACAATGGACATTAACAGGTAGCAAGCAAGTGAACTGGTCAGGACCATTTGAGTTTACAGAGTATGTTGCATAATGACTATTGATCTAACTACATACCGCGATATCAAGACTGCTCTTTGCTGCAAGATCGTCGTGCCTGACTACGGTACAATGCTATTCACTGATTATACAAAGAGCATCAACTTAGATGATGGCTCTTACACCAGTCTTGGATCATTGCTATCTGTATCTGAAGCAACATCAGACTTGAAGGCATTGAACTCTGAAGTAACAATCACTATCTCAGGCATCCCAACTGCAAATATCAGCATGGTGATGAATAACAAGGTTAAAGGATCTAAGATCTCTGTTCGTCGTGTCATTATGGAGACAACTACAGATACAATCCTTGCTATTCCTGGGAACCCAGTCGGGCGTTTCTACGGCATTATAAATAACTTTAGTGTTGCAGAGACCTGGGGTGGATTAGATTCCACAACTACAATCTCATTCATGTGTAAGAGCATGGTGGGACTGATGCAATACAAGAAAGCGGGCCGTAGAACTAACCCGTTAGATCAAAAGAAGTTCTATCCAAGTGATACTTCCATGGATAGAGTACCAAGTTTAGCAGGCGCCAAGATGAACTTTGGTGCAAGATAAAGGTTAAGAGATGAGCGATAATTTATTTCAAGATATAGGGAACTGGTTCAACGAGAATCCGTTGATCTCCTCTATTGCATCAACTGCGGTAACGGGTTATGCACTGTATAAGGTGCAGGAATCAATCCGTTCTGACCAGGCGACTACAACTACTTCTACTCCACCAACGTCGAGTTTAACTCCAACGAATAGCGGTTCAAATACAACTACGGCGCCAGCAGCTGATCCAGGTGTGACGATCCAGATTCCACCAAATCAAGACAACCGTATTCCCGTAATCTACGGTCGTGCAACATGCGCTGGTACAATCATTGAGGCAGTACAGAGCGAGGACAACAAGAAGATGACCTATGTACTCGCTATCTCTGAGGTAACGGGTAACTTGATGAGTTCCAACTTCCTTACACCAAGTCATTACCACTTCAACTCAATGCGCTGGGCAGGTAGCCGTGTTGTATTTCAAGCAGACGGTGTGACTGCGAACTATATCACAGACCGCGACGGTAATTTGAACCGTATGGTTAAAGATATGATTAAGATTAGGTGCTATGCTGGTGGATCAGCAAGTACATATCAGATCGCTCCTGAGGGATTTACAATCACTCCAAGCAATGCATACGATAACGTACCAACATGGACGTCAGCAAAAGCAATGACTGATTTGGTGTTTGCTGTCGTTGAAGTAACATACAACAAAGAAAAAGGATTGACGGACTTGCCTAACATGAATTTCACAATCACTAACTCATTGAATCAACCAGGTGATGTACTTTGTGATTACATGACGAACACACGCTATGGTGCAGGCATTCCAATAGAGGACATATTAGTATCATGAACAGTTTAACAGATCTCAACAATTGGAGTCTTGTGGGAGGTATCTCTTTCCAGGACGATCGCCCACCAACTCTAACGTTCACCGATGCGACAGTAGAGGATTACTCGATATCTGTCTACGAAGGACAGCAATTCACTATGAGTTCACCAATCGCAGTGGATAGGATGTACAGCCAGACTACATTCCCAACATTAACTGTTAACACGGCCGCGGTAACTGGATCATCAGTAGCATGGCCAGTGACTACTCCTGCGATGTATGTCTCGTCAAATGGATCAGCAACTACTTTGCACAACATCCGCTCAGGTGGTGATTGGCAGTTAGTACAACACCCAGTCGTTACATTGCCTGCTTATACTCCTGGCATATACGACTTCACCTCTAACTTTGCTTACAATAATGACGCAAATACGAAGATCTGGACTCACCACGTAACAGTCAATTCATTAAGGCAACTGGTCGCTCCGTCAATTGGTTACTATACAATGAACTTGCCGTCTACCATTGTGGGCACGCCTACGGTATCTAACATGGGAAATACAGCATTTGATGAAGATTTATATGCATTAAGCATTTCGTCGAACATCTTGTCTGAGTTCGGCTCTTTATCATCTACTGGTATTGGTAATTCTATATGGAGCGGAAGCAGTTTAACAGTTGGTGGTAATATTGCAGCAATCAACTCTCACTTAGGTAACTTAGTTTACACACCTGCTGCTGGCTATTCAACGTCTGCGTATTTGCAGTATTCATTGATTAACCAAACAAGAAGGAACTTTGTAACAAATCAAACTCAAACATTACGTGAGAGCGCATCCTTATTCTTAACTATTCCGGGTGCTTACACATACGATAAGAACGTTGTTGAACAAGTATTGAACTTCCCACAAGTGACAAACGTCGACGGTAATGCATTAGGTACATATATAGTTACAGTTGGCCCAAATGCAAACGCAACATCTACAATTACAACATTAAGTTCTGGAGCATACACGTCGAATGCAACTACCAAGATCTTAACTTTGACTGGTAATAAGGCAGCAGTAAATGCATTGATGGCCAATGTTTACATTCAGCCAGGAAACGATACTGTATCTGATATAAGTTTGAACTGGTCAGTTACTACTCCAGAATCTATGTTTACGTCTAAGACACAAGTCTTGTCAGTTGCGAATACAGACACTCAACTATCAAATACAACAGCAACAAGATACTTCACTAGCAATACATACGACCAATTAGTGTTTGCCAATACGTTCATGCAGATTTTGGATACGAGGTCTGGAAATTATCAGATCAAGTTTACTGCTTTAGGTAGTTGTGGTAAGTTTGGCAAAGTGCCATCAACAGCAGCAACATTCGCAACTCTAGATGCTCCAGTAGCAACATGGACTTCATCATTAATGAATCGTGCTGCGATGAATGCCTTCTTGAACAATACGTCAACAACTCAGTCTGGAGGTCAGTACATGCGCCCTTACTTCTTCCCGACTAAGGATAAGGTAGGTGCCCAGACATTCCAAGTTGATTTGTATAAAGACGGCGGGGCCACTCCAGTTAAGACAGCAGTTATCAACTATACAGGAACGGCTAGATCTACGCCAATTGCAGGCGTAGGTTTAACAGCTTATTCTGCTCCAGGTACATATACCTATAATGTTACCTATGAGATGCTTAATTACGCCCCAACAAACAACCTTACTGCCGTATTAGTTGCAGGTGGTGGGTCAGGAGGAACTTATGCAGGAACTCCAGTAGCCCCAGGCGGTGGTGGAGGTGCAGGTGGAGTTCGAACAGTTGCTCCATTTGCTGTAACAACACCAACTTCGTATTCAATTGTCATTGGTGGAGGTGGAAATCGTTACTCAGGTACAGGTTACGGGGATAACACAACAGGCTTTGCAGTGACATCAATAGGCGGTATGCGAGGTTATGACGGTGACGGTGGTATATTCCATACGGGCGGTAATGGTGGTGATTCAGGTGCACCAACTGCTCATTCCGGCGCAGCAGGTGTAACACAACGTGGTGGTGGAGGTGGTGGTGCAGGTGCTAATCCAATACTTGCTAATGGTGGTGATGGTTTAGCAACAACAATTACTGGATCAACTACCTATCTAGGTGGCGGTGGTGGTTCGTTTAACGGATCAGGATCGTCTGCAGGTACTGGTGGTATAGGTGGCGGCGCTCATTGGAATACACCAGCACTAACATTAACCGCAGCGACTACGGGCGGTGGTGGTGCAGGGGCGATTGATGGTACACACTTGGCAAGTAATGGTGGTAACGGGCTTGCATACATAAAATTTGGAGTTTAATAGATGGGAACATCATATACAGATGCACGATACACGATTAACGGTACCGTACTAACAGAAAATACGGTCATGGATAACATGGCAAAGATGGCTAACTCATGTGGCTGCTGGATTACCTATGACGTGCATCAAGGCAAGTGGGCAGTCATCATCAATCGTGCTGGCACGTCACAGTATTCCTTTGACGACAGCAATATCATTGGTCCAATCAACCTTAGCAATACGGGTATTGATACATTGTACAACTCAATGAAGGCGACCTTCATGCATGAGGACTTAGACGGACAGACTGATTTCGTTCAGATTGAAGTACCAAGTACGGATCAGTTCCCTAATGAGACACCCAATGAACTTTCGCTAACCTATGATCTAGTTACGGACCCAGTTCAAGCGCAACTACTTGGATTCATTGAGTTAAAACAATCGCGTGTTGATAAGGTTATCTCTTTCAAGACAGACTACAGCAAGATTGGCGTTAAGGCAGGTGATATCATTGATGTGGCAAATACAGTCTATAGCTTTGTTGCTGATCTGTTCCGTGTAATCTCAGTTCGTGAAGTAGATAATCAAGACGGTGGCATTGATGTGGAGATTATGGCTCTGGATTACGATGCGTCTGTCTATGATGAGTCTAATCTAAACCGTTACGTCCGTACTGGTAGTAATGGATTATTTGATACAAGCATCTTACCTGCACCACGTATTCCAGATATCATTAAGTACGAGGATGCGACCGTGCCACGTATTACTGCAACTACAAGTCTTGTAGGTGGGCTAGTTGACGAAGTAGAGTACTGGGTTACAGAGGATGTACCTCCAGCTGTGAGCAATGACGACGATCGTACTTACCACATGTTAACAACTGCGGTTCCACCAACGAGTGCTAATGTGTTTGTGCTTGACGAATCAATCACAGTTGATGTTGCTGATATGGATAAGAAGAACTTCCTTATCAAGTGCCGTGCAAAGAATGCTTTTGGTGTAAGTCCGTACTCAGACCCATCTGGATTGATTGAGTACGATCCTAAACCAGTCGCAGGTAATATTTCAGCAAATGGAGCAAGTAGCATTTCTGATACGTTAACAGGTGTTGGTGGTATGTTCTCGTTATCTAATGGTGTTATTCGTGATGCGATAATTCCGTATCAAACAGTGTTTAACCCAAGCAATGTTACAATTTTTCATGCAATGACTATTACCCCAGGTATAACTGGAAAATATATCGCAAACTTCTTATTCGATCAAAATACAAGTGGTGCTCGTGGCGGGAGGGGATCTACTTTTGGTGAACCAAAAGATTATACTGCGGTTCAGGCAGAACTATTATTTCATGGTAATAGTGTATCCATTACTGGTGGTGGTTCAGGCGGCGACGGTACTTTCTATTGGACTGACTTTAATGTTGTTTTTGATGCTGACTTAGTTGCAGGCGTCGTATATAGAGTAGAACTAGGGGCAATGACATATACTGAGTCTAGTCCAACAGTAGATGCCAAATTTGATGCTTCGTGGAATATCTGTACAGTCGGTAAATAATTAAACCATAAATACATTGTCAAGTATCACTAAGGAAGTGCTTTGGTGACACTCTATTTCCGTGGAGAACGACAATGCGAATTACAAAAGAGACTCAATCGTCCTTGGGCTACTACCAAGACGTCCAATGCCTATCGCTTAAACAAGGCGAAGCAACCCTACTCAAGTACCAAATCACCCAAGGTGATCCAGCAGTACCAGTAGATATCTCACTTTATACATTTGATGCAGAGTTCATTGAACGCTCTGCTGATTCAATCACAGATACTAAGAATGGTATCTCCATCTCTGGCCTAGGTACAATGCCTGGTGCTAATGTTGTATCACTTACAGGCAATATCACAGTAACAAGCGCATTAACAGGTAATTTGACGCTGTACATTCCAGCTACACTCACATCCACTGAACCAGCCGACCCAGACTCAACAGTTCCAGTTATCTATACTGGCTTCTTGTCAGTAAATGACGGCGGTTCGCCAACTCCACAGATCCAAAAGTTCCAATATATCTTACTCGTAAGTAACGACGGAGTGTCCTAATCATGGCTGATTACAAAATCAATGTAACGACAGACGTTACACAAATCAATGTGACTGAACAAGTCACACAACTCAACTTAACTGAGTCTCAAGCAAAGTTAAATCTGCAAACCTTCTCTGGCGTAGGACCAAGAGGTGAGCAAGGTATTCAAGGTAATGTAGGTGATACAGGTGCTCAGGGGCCACAAGGTATCCAGGGTAACATTGGTTTAACTGGCGACACTGGTCCTCAAGGAGTCCAGGGCATTCAAGGCGTTAAAGGAGATACTGGCGATGTAGGCCCGAGGGGCGATACTGGGCTTACTGGTGCGACTGGTAGTACAGGACCACAAGGTATTCAAGGCAATACGGGTGCTCAAGGTATTCAAGGTATTCAAGGAGATACAGGTCCACAAGGCATCCAAGGCATTCAAGGTATTACTGGAAACACAGGAGCAACGGGCGCTCAAGGTATCCAGGGAAATGTTGGAGATACAGGACCACAAGGTATCAAAGGAGATAAGGGAGATACTGGCTTAACTGGCAATACTGGAGCAACAGGTTCACAAGGTATTCAAGGCAATACTGGACCTCAGGGAATTCAAGGTAACGTAGGTGGTACAGGTGCAGCTGGTACTTCAGTTGTTCTAAAAGGATCAGTAGCAACATTTGGAGACCTACCATCAACAGGCAATGTAATGGGCGACTTGTATGTCGTCTTAGCAGACGGCAATGGTTATGTATGGTCTGGATCTACTTGGAACAATGTTGGTGCGATTCGTGGCCCACAGGGCGAGCAAGGCATTCAAGGGGTACAGGGAAATGTTGGATCACAGGGTATTCAAGGTAACACTGGACCACAAGGCATACAAGGCGTAACTGGTAACACAGGCGCTACTGGAGACACTGGACCACAAGGCATACAAGGTAACACAGGTCTACAAGGCGTACAGGGAAATGTTGGCGATACAGGTGCGACTGGACCACAAGGTATTCAAGGCAATACTGGACCTCAGGGAATTCAAGGCGTAACTGGTAACACAGGCGCTACAGGACCACAAGGCATTCAGGGTATTCAGGGAAATGTTGGAGATACAGGTGCGACTGGACCACAAGGTATTCAAGGCAATACTGGACCTCAGGGAATTCAAGGTAACGTAGGTGATACGGGGCCACAAGGTATTCAAGGCAATACGGGGCCAACTGGACCACAAGGTATTCAAGGCAATACCGGAGCAACAGGCAATACAGGATCTCAAGGTATTCAAGGCGTAACTGGTAACACAGGCGCTACTGGAGATACTGGCCCTCAAGGTATTCAAGGTAACACTGGTCCACAGGGTATTCAGGGAAATACAGGCGCTACTGGAGCGGATTCTACTGTACCTGGTCCACAAGGTGTCCAAGGTAACACTGGACCACAAGGCATACAAGGCGATGTGGGTCCTATGGGGCCAAGCGGTTACTCTGCTTATGAAATTGCAGTATTTAACGGATACAGTGGTACTGAAGCGGAGTGGATGGCATCACTTGTTGGTGCGGCCGGGGCAGATAGTACAGTACCTGGCCCCCAGGGTATTCAAGGTAATACTGGACCAACTGGTCCTCAAGGCTTAACTGGAAATACGGGTCCTACTGGACCACAAGGTATTCAAGGTAATACAGGAGTAACGGGTTCGACTGGCCCTCAAGGCAATGTTGGTGCAACTGGTAACACTGGACCACAAGGCGGTGTATCACTTTGGTTTGACAACCATACATCACCAACAACTACCCCAGCGATTGGTGCTGCTGAGATACGAGTTAATAATGCAACATTGGCGTCAGCAACGACGATGTATGTTTCCACTTCAGACTGGTTTGGTAGCAACATCGCTAACTGGATCGCAACGTTTGATGATTCAAATAGCACAGTCAAAGGCGATATCGTTATTGCTAACAACAACAAATCTCTGATCTATTCAGTGAATGGAAATGTTGTTGGACCGCTTACATCAACCAACAGCGATTACTACTCAGTACCAGTTGTTTACGTCTCTGGTACGATGACGGATAACGATAATGTTGGGGTTATCTTTACACGCTTTGGTAATGTGGGTGCCACAGGTGCTGGTACAGTTTCTATTTCAGACGAAGGAAATGTTGTTTCGTCAGTAGCAAGTTCAATCAACTTCGTTGGTAACGGAGTAGTAGCGACTGCGTCTGGTGGCAACGTGACAGTTACAATTTCTAGTACAGGGGGTGGTACTACAGTTGATTGGGCTGCCGTTCCCCAGACGCATGTCGTAGATAGTACTGATTCAACTACTCCAACAACAGGTGCAATTATTGTTGATGGTGGTGTTGGTATTGCCAAGCAACTTACTACAGGAAGTGATGCATATATCAACAGTGTTAAGGTTGGTCGTGGTGGTACAAGCGGTGGTGACTCAACTAACTTAGCATTGGGTGCTGGTGCCCTTAACATCTTACCACCTGATACAGGAGATTACTCCAAGTCATTTAACATGGCATTGGGTGCGTATTCCTTAAATAACCAAACTGATGGTGCAAATAACGTAGGTATTGGTACGTTAACACTTTACAATACATCTACTGGTGGGTTTAACCTTGCACTTGGTTCACAGGCATTTAGAGATGTGACAACTGGCTATAATAATATTGGAATCGGTTTTGCTACGGGCGTCGATTACTTTGGACCTAACTCGCTAACAACAGGTAACGATAACATTCTTATTGGTGCAAGTATTGTACCACAATCAAGCAGTGAAACTCATAGCATTGTTATTGGTGGTGCAAGTCGTGGTTCATGGAACACAGTCATTGGTTCTATCTATAACACCAAGACTACTTTATTTGGTAACTTACATGTATCTGGTACATCTGTTCCTGGATCAATTTATTCAGACACAGATATAACGGCAGTTGGTAATATCTATGCATCTCATGTTTTTTCCTCAGGTAACGAGTTGTATCACTATGTGGCAGGAAACGGAATCAGCATTACTGGTAACACGATCACATCGACGATCACGCAAGCACCAACTTATACTGCTGGTACTAACATTACAATTGTTGGAAATGTAATTTCGTCTACTGGTGGTGGAGGTGGTGGATCGAGTTTCCCACTGTCTTCTGATGTATCTGGATCAGGTTTTACTATAGATAACGTTGTTATTGGTAACGTAACTCCATTAGCGGTTACAGCAACAAACTTAACTACATCTGGAACAGTTCAATTATCCAATATTACAGTTAAAGGAAATGTTGCCACTGACATTGGTATTGGTAACTCAACAACTCAAGCAAACGTAACTACTGGTACATATAACATTGGCGTTGGTGACAACGTGATGGGTAACCTAACTACTGGTGCAAATAACGTTGGCATTGGCGCTAATGTATTGCTGATAGATCCAACTGGTTCAAACAACGTTGCACTTGGTTCTGGAGCAATGCAGAACTCGAAGAACTTATCACAGATTGTAGCAGTTGGTTCCAATTCATTACAAAATGCCGCTACGGTAATCACTGCTGGTTCAATTCCAGTTGGAGTATCATGCGTGATTGATACAGTTGGAACAACAAGTTTCACAGCAATTGGTGCTGCCAATAACAACGTTGGCACTACATTTACGCCAACTGGTGTTGGTTCTGGTACTGGCACAGTTCGTTATGTCGCGACTGGTGTTACTGCAATTGGTTATAATACGTTGAGCAAAATGCAACGAAGCACTTTTGCTATTGCTATTGGCAACGGTGCTGGTAGTAGTTTAATGTATGGCACACAAAATACATTAATTGGTGGTGGTTCTAACTATGGTGCAGCAAGAGCAGCAACTGTTCTGATTCCAGGTCTAATTTATAACATCGTTACTCTTGGCACAACTGACTTTACATTGATTGGTGCAGCGGCCAATGTAGTTGGGACACGTTTTACTTGTTCGGCACAAGGCACTGGCACTGGCACAGCAGTTCTAAACGACATGTCAGGCACTATTGCTATTGGTAATGCTACGTTGAACAACTGCTATACGGGTCAAGGTAACCACGTTATTGGTGGAGCAGCTGGTTTAGGTATGCAGACTGGTTCTTTGAATACAGTCTTTGGTAAGAATGCGTTACAAAATGCTGCTACTGTAAGTAATTCCGTAGCGTTAGGTCATACAGCATTGCAGAACTTAGGCTCAGCACAAACGGCAGGTAATATCGTATCAGGTAAGACTTATATGATTAACTCTGTAGGTACTACTCCATGGACTTCCATTGGTTCTACTGCATCCACTGCGGGTAGGATCTTTACTGCAAACGTAACTGGATCAACAGGTACTGGTACTGCTTACATTTACGATGCAACAATGGATAACAACATTGCTATTGGTTATCGTGCTGGTATAGGTAATAGTGCCGCTAATGCATTACAGACAGGCGGGAACAACATCTTCCTTGGTGCAGATACACTGCCACTTGCTTATAACGATAACAACGAGATTGTTATTGGTACGGGCGTGACAGGCATGGGTAGCAATACAACTATACTTGGTACATCAACTACAACTAAGACGTACTTAGCAGGTGATGTATATCCAGCAAGCAGTATTGTAATGCCTAAGACAGCAGGTAATGGTATCAAAGTAGATCCATCAGCACCAACTTATGCATGGCAAGATTTACTTGGCCCAATCATTGTGCGTGGTACAGGTATTGCTACTGATCCAACTTTGAATACTTTCCGTAATAACTTACGTGCATACCAATTTACAGTCAATGATTATGTGGAAGTAATGTTCCACTTAGGGCACGATTATGTTCCTGGTTCAGATATCTATATGCATACTCACTGGGCATTGTCTACTGCTGGAACTACATCTGGTGGAGTTACCTGGGAGTTTGAGACAACCTATTCAAAGGGACACGACCAGGCTGCATTCCCTGCAAGTAAGATTGTCACTGTAACTCAGAACGCAAGTACAGTTCAATATCAGCACATGATTGCTGAGACAGCGATTAGTTCTGCTGGTGGCAGTGCTACATTGCTTGATAACTCATTGTTTGAACCAGATGGTATCTTCATGATTCGTGTTCGCTTAACTGCAAATACAGTCAATGGTGGTCCAGAGCCGTTCTTGTTCATGGCAGACATGCACTACCAGAGCACTGGTATTGGTACTAAGCAAAAAGCACCTAACTTCTACGTTTAATAGCGTAGTAAGATAACATAAGTTAAGAAAGTAAATACCATGGACGAAATGATGCGAACAAATCTTGAGTCTCAAGACTTTAATGAAACCAAAGTAATGGATGATCAGGTTGATCGCGTCATCTCTAACACCGAGACTTCTTCTTTACTCCTGTCACAAATGGAGAAGAAGTTTAGAGGACATATGATACGTCAGAATGTTCTTGAACAAGTCATTGAACAGACTCTAAAATCATTTTCAGGGAGACTCGATGGCAACGGATCAAGAAATAATTCAAGTTGAGAGGCGAGCAGAGTTAGCATCAAAGGTTGCTGTGCTTGAAGAAAGAAGTATCCACATACAAGAGCACTTAACGCGAGTTGAGGAACTGCTTGGTAAACACGCCACTGATGAAGAGCAGATGCTTACTGACATTAACGACTCAATACGTGAGTTGAAGAAGGATGTAGCAATGACTATTGATGCTCACGTAGAGACAAAGATTGAACCAATACGTGACGAGTTACGCGACTACAAGACGACTTTCAAAGTCCTTGGGGGTGTGTTCTCATTCATTGGTGCTGTCATTGGCATAATGTGGACACGTATTGATTCGTGGTTATTTCACTAAGGAGCAGGTATGGAATCATCCATCGTATCCGCTCTGATCTTGAAAAAGAGATTACAGGAAAAGATAGACAAGACGAATGACGAGCAGTTCACCTTAGTTGTACTTGAGCAACTTATTGAAGTGATTGGGTATTTGCGTGAGCAAGATAAGGCGAACGAAACAAGAATTGCTCTAATCAAGAATCTAAATGAGCAATACCGCAATCATGTCATCAAGTTGATTGATGATACAAACTACCTCAAAATTGCACTAGAACACCTAACTGAATCCAACTACGGAAAGCTGTAATTCAGTAGGGGTACCTACTGAAAATAGTGTCACTTTCGTGGCTGAATCAGCCCTCTTTCAAGCCGTTCCATGTACTTTTTTGCCTTAGTCTTGCAGTTTGATGCCTGGTTCTGATCGCGCCCCATAAAGGAGTGGTTATCAAGATTAATCATAGTTATCTGGCGTTTGAAAGCCGTTTCTTACTATGTCTAAATGATTGAGTCGTTCAGTAAATTCTTCACGTTTCCTAATAGCAGAATTAATTAAACGTTGGAACGTTACAGACATTTCCTCTAGTTCGTCTTTTGACCAATCAGGAAAAGTAAGAATTGCTCGATATTTTTCTTTATATCTTTTGAATAGAAACTCTGCTCTTTCGGGAACAGTCAAATACATCTTAGAACCCAGTAATGTGTTACATTTTGAACAGCAAGGTACAATTTGTCCGCATGAAAAGTTCTTTATTATTGAAGTGTATGCTGCTGGTATAACATGATCCCGAGTATTACCCGAATAAGTTCCGCAGTAGGTACATATATCCATTATTTGTTCTCTTTTTTCAAATTAACAAGACCGCGCTCTAATCGTTCCATGTACTTTTTTGCCTTAGTCTTGCAGTTTGATGCCTGGTTTTTAGTCAACCCCAGTGCGAGTACTACTTCGCCTTGTGTTGAGTATAAAAGTGTCTCTAGATGAGCATCTAGCCATTCATCACTCCATTTCTCACGACCCTTACCATTACGAATCGCATCCTGTTTTGTGCCAATCGTTAAGTGCTTTGGATTAGTACACTCTGGATTTTGGCACTGTGAATAGACGAATTCCGTCTTTCGTAGTGGGCGACCAAGACGTATTGCCATTGCTAACCTAGGTGCGTTTATCATTCCAGTCTTTGCTTCATCGTTAAAACGTTTGATTGGGAACATACCCATTCCGTTCTGATTCCAAGAACCTTTCCATTCGTAGCAGGAGTTTTCTACTACACCTGGGATAGAGCGATCTGCCCATGAGTCTGGAGAGTAATGCCATTCCACACCTGTCTTTTCGTCGCGTAGACGGATTCGCTCTGCGTGTTTAGAACGTACTTTGAGAGGTGCTTCTCTGTGCTTGTACACCCATACTCGTTTTTCTTTATTGGTCATTTTCAATCTCCTTACGAATGTCTTTGAATGGTGGATGTGGATGATGCCCTGGGTATGCTTTGGCAGCAGTATCTATAATTTGTCTGTGGTACTTTTCGTGCATTCTTGGTGTTTGAGACCAATTTAGATGATAAATTTCATGAACATTGGCAAGTAATGTCCTTATTTGCCTCGCAAAAATACCAAAATCGTTGTGTACGTCGCTTTCATCAAGCAAGATTCCTAGTTTTTCGTCCATAAACTTTGTATTATTCCCTAATCCGTTTGCCTCATCAATCCATTCCCATACACGTATTGCCATTTCGTTATCAGTCATTTAATCTCTCCTTAGTTTGTTTGTCAAGGACGAACTGAATCAGTTCATCAGAAATCACTCCTCTGAACTGGTTCAGTTCAGTCAGTGTCAGCGGATACCCAATTTTGAATGAAATAGCGCAGAACTGCAAGAAAATCTCGTCTGGTGTGCGTACTGATTCGTCGATGTTCATTTCGTCGGTCCTTTGATCTATACAAGTATTTAGCCTTATTGACATAAACAGATAAATAAAGTATAATGAGGTTAACTCAAAGGAGTGATTATGGTAAGTAAAGTTAAGAAAATTTCAAAGCAAAAGCAAAATAATGGCTCCTCTATGATGAGTCTAACCACCCGTTGTTTGATGCTATTACAACAAATAGCAGTCAATCAAAAGAGGATCTTAGACATGCAACAAGAATTGAAAAAGAAAGACGAAAATGGAAACTAAAGATCAAATGGTAAAAGCAAAACACATGATGATGTGGGCACAAGCTCGTGCAAAAGGATATCCAGATAGGATTATTGAGCGAGCAATAATCATGCACACGTTAGACGGGAGGACGTTCTTTGAAAAGGAATGGACTGAATATTTGAGTGAAGCGGATGATGAAAGGATTAACATAACTACATAACCAGCGTATAAATATAACAGTGGGTGTGCAATGCACTCATATCTTTGGCTTACTAAAAATCTCACCGAAAAATCCCCTTTACTGGGGATTCTAGGTGAGTAAGGAATGAGCCCCTTATTGCAGCCCTGCACCGGCAGGTAGTGAACTGCTAAAAGCCAAAGATTGTTAGAAGGTCAGTCTGTTCCAAAAAACAAAACTTTCATAACTAGGAAAGATCTGACTATGAAAAATAATCTATCAAACAAAATAATCTCTATCGCAAAGCAACGGCAGGAAGTTACTGCACAAAAAGAACTTCTACGAATTCAACTATTCAATCTAGACGAGCTACTCAAGATACTTGATAAAGAAGCCAAGTATGAGTTGGGAAATGCAATAGTAAACAAAGAAGTAAGCGAGGATGATTACGTTCGCCTCTGCACATTGGCATTTGGAGAATAAGAAATGACAAACATTATTGTTGAAAAAGGAATGCCCCGAAAGGGATGGAAAACTATTGATGTTGTTGATCACGAAAAGGAAACAACAAAATGTAGTTTATGTGGCACCACCACCATTCGCCATGAGCACTTTATTTCCCACCCAAATTGGCCAACGGTAGTTACTACAGGATGTGTTTGTGCTGAGCATCTTTCAAAAGATTATTTTTGGCGGAACAAACTCAAATGGAAGGATGGCACTAATAGTGATTGTGACATTAGTTATACTACACATAAGAAAAAGACTTCAGTAGTTGTTGAACAGAACGGAGTTTATACTTGGTTCATCTTTGACAAAGAAACAGGTGATGATTACGATAGTCGTCGAATTGGAAGAATATTCGCAACTTTTGACGAAGCACAAGACGACTTATATCAAGTTCTAGAAGACGAGGAGTGGTTATGAAATTCTCTTTCCATGATATTGTAAGAGGTAAACCAGAGAAGAGGGACGACCTTACTGGAAGACCAAGGCTATGGCAAGACGGTAAGATTGTCAACTTGGGTTACGGATGGGAACCCGCTGATGCTGACTGGGATACAGTCTTTGATATGATTACAGTTGAGGGTCTTGCTACTGCACCATACCTGTCGTCTAATAACAGAAAGGAAGAGAACTTTGTTGAACATTCCTTTGCGTTAGTGGACATTGATAAAGGGATGACGATACCTCAACTGTTTGAACACGAGTTCTATAACATATTTAGTGCTGGATTCTATACAACCCCATCCCATACAGACGAGAATCCAAGGTTTAGGATTATTCATCGTCTTGAAACACCAATCACTTCCCATGAGAAGATGCGCAAGCTATATCGTGGGTTGATGCGTATCTACGGTGATGCAGATGCATCCTGCAAAGACTCAGCAAGGTTATTCTTTGGTACAGTTGATTGCCTTTTGAAGGAAAAGAGGGATAACCCCCTAACTGACGATGCAGTTGAATGTATCATTGAAGATATTGATGAATACGATCGTAGTCAGTATAAAGAGTCTGATAATAAAGTTTACAACCCGCCGTCTGATGCACGTAAAAAGGAAATCATTGATTTGCTGCATAAGTCGTATGTTGGTGAGTACCACCAATGGCGTAATATTGGTTGGGGTATGAAAACAGCAGGGTTCTCCCTATCTGACTACCAATACGTGACAACTGGAATGATGAGTCAGAAATCAGCCAATGATGCAAAGCATATTTGGAACGATAGTTCAAGAAATGAGATTTCACTTGGATCAATCATCTACTTCCTTAAAGCAAGGTATGGTGACGATTGTCTTAAAGAGGAGAAGCTTACGTTCACAGATGCTTACGGGCAACCAAGATTAAAAAGAAACATAATCGTTTAGGAGTTAAAATGTTTGATAGTTTACACAAGAAGTTATTTCCAAAGAAGATTCAAGATGCTATGGATGCCATGACAGTCCTGCATAACACACCAGATGAGATGGTTATACCAATCATCTTATCAGTAGCCAACTTTGCTACACAAGGTCACTTTGATATTGATCCAATTATTTGGAAAAAGTGTATCATGAGCCTTTACTTTACAGTTATCAATAAGTCTGGTGGACGTAAATCTACTAACTTAGAAGAAGTAATGGCTGGCATTAAAGAGTTTGAACAAGATGAGAAGGCAAGGTACTTGAAAGAGATCAGCATCTATCATATTGAACATGCTCTTTGGGAAAAAGAGTTTAAGAAGGCGATTAAAGACAGAACTACAATCCCAAAGGAACCATCTAGACCCATTGAATTCAACTATGTTCTTGGAAAAGCAACTGCTAACGGTTTGTTAGATGCATTGTATGGGGTTCCATTTTGCTCTTTAATCAATCCAGATGCTGCTGAGTTCTATAATTCCTATTCGTTTCAAGATAGTAAGTCAGGTCGTGACACTGAAATGATTACGATACTTTCCAAACTATTTTCGGGTGAACGTGTCGGTAGGTTGACCGGAGTAAAGGAAAACAACATTGTTGTTGAAGGACGTAGGTTTGGTATGCTTACTATGCTCCAAGAAGAGATGGCTAACTTCCTTGCTAATGAAAACTATAGAGATCAAGGATTTATTCCACGTTTATTGATTACTGTAGTTCCTGACTATGATAAAGGTATTGTTTCCTTTAGTGAAGTTAGCAATGCAGAAAAGGACAAGCAACGTAAAAAGATTGATCCGTTTAATGATCGAATCTACGACTTACTTACAACAGCAACACAAAAATCTAATGATTTGAAGTCTGTGAATAGGAAATATCAAACTGCTCAAAGCATGACACACGTAGCAGAAGACAAATGTGATCTTATGCTCCCATTGATGTCAGTTGATCCTAAAGCAATGCCCATCTTTGAAAAGTTTGTAAATGAGTCAGAAGTATTGAGCCGCTCACCATCACATTCTGGTTATGCTTCCTTTATGGTAAGACGCTACGAGATTGCACTGCGTATTGCAGCAACATTGGCTACTTTTGAAGGCGATGATTTGATTACTGAACAGTGGGCTACATTAGCTATCGCGTTGACCGAATGGTTTACTGAGCAACGGTTGAATATGGAGATTACAACTAACGATAAAAAGAAGCCAGTGCTTGAGATTGGAACAAAGTTAGTTGCGTGGATGAGGGCCAAAGACTATAAAACAATATCTGTTTCTGATGCAGTACGTCGTGGACCTCCTTCTTATCAAAAGACTACTAGTGATGAAAGATCAAAAGTTCTTACTGAACTTATGGCACGCTCATTAGTTAAGGTAGAAAAGGACGAACTAACTAGCAAAACGATGATCACAATATTATGATAAATTTACTGCGAGTACGTTAAACTTACACTAACGCTACACTAACTGTAAGTGGCATTCTAGGTATCTAGGGCTGTAGTTAGTTGCGTTAGTTGCGTTTGTCTTAGACGAAGTTAAAATACTCTTTCTTATATATATTTTCGTATGTATTAACGTATTGTAACTAACTCACTAACTCACCAAAATTCAAAGGAAATAACATGGAAAATCAAGATAAAACTCCAAAAGAAAACAAATGGACACCTGAGTTCAGGAAAGCGTATCAACGCGAATACCAAAAGAAGTACAGGGAGAAAAACGGAGTACATCTCATTAAGAAGGCTGCTGAGTGGGTTGCTAACAACAGAGATCGATGGAATGAGTACCAACGCGAATACAAACGTATGAAGGCTGCTCAGAAGAATAGTCAGGTTTAGTGTTTAACTGTATTATACGTGCATGGGTTGTTTATTTGCATGTGCAAGTAAGCAGCTCTTTGTCTTGAGATTTAGAATAACTCATAGCCAGAAAAAATAACATTTCTAAGAGTAAATACTTTAGTACATGGAGCTCACAATGGCAAATGAAAACTACCTAATTTCCGTAAATGATCGCAGATTCAACAAGACGTGGATTGATTGGACAGACCGAATCCTTTGGCACTTAGATTCAACTCCATCACTTTATGGTGCTGATTACGTTTCAACTTTAGACTTCAATGTCTATGAACCAAATCAAGCACCAGATAAAGAGATACCACGTCGCATCTATCAAGCACTCACGAAAATGCGTTCTACGCCTCTAGAAGTTGTCTACATAGGGTACGATGCGGACTATGCAGAAAGCATCACTTTAAGCACGATTCTTACCCAGTTCATGGCTAGAAGGAAGCGATTTGACTACGAAGTCCATGCAACTTCTGCCTATGCACTTACACACTCACTAAACACAGAGTTCTTAGATTACCCAATTCCAAGATTAAATATCATTGCTGTCACTTACCTAGGCAGCAAAGAATTTATTTCATGAGTCCATTCCTATTAGAAACTTTTCTTCGTTCAGTACGTGAGATGCACCCAGACGGTATCGCTGTCTACTCCCATCGCAAAGGACTTCGTCGTCCAGAGTTAATTGGTTCTCCTACCGATAAACCAATGCGTGGTAGGCCAAACAGCTATGATGGAGTACGTCCTACCTTTGAACCATTAAAACTGATTACAGTTAAGGACATCATGCAAGAGCCGTATGGTATAAGGAACAAAATGACTAAGGACTCAGACGAATGAAGTTCCTTAAAGACATCCTAACTGAGGACGACAATAACACTTACTGCTGGAGCAGAGTTGCATCTGCGGTTGCTCTTATTGCATTGCTTATTGGCGTTGCTTATCAAACGGTTCTTCATCAAGTATTCAACATCACAGAGTTTGCTAGTGGAATTATGCAGTTACTCTTTGGCGCTGGCGCTGCTATTGGGGCAAAGCAGATTACATCTAAACCAGTCGAAGTTCCACCCCCGCCTTCACCTCCGCCCGTAGTTGTACCAGAAGTACCTGCTCCAAGACCTCCTATAAAAAGACCTGTAATCCAACAAGCAGTAGACGAGCCACAATAAATAAATGTGTAGTTAGTGACATTTCTACATACTCATAAGTTCATAATGCCATTTGGACTTTTAACTCCGTTAGTAAATGAAGTCGCCCCAACCCACTTTGGGGCTTCTTCTTGAGTGCATTAACGTAACTTACTAAATACATATACAAGGAGTAAATCAAATGGACCCAATTTACGCAAACGCCATTGTTGTCTTTCCAAAGGACGGCAAGTGGTATAAGATCGTCTATTTAGACGGTGTAATTTCAGAACGGTATGTTTCAAACGACGACAAGGTAACTTGGGTTGTGTGGACAGAAGGTATGTGATAGATAAAAGATCAACAGATAAGGAGTTTAACAGATTATGGCAGAACAACAATTTCCAAAACGCGGGCCAGCAGTAATCATGGCCAAGAACGATAGTGCAACCTTTATGGATTCACCAATCCCTCAAGATTCAAAGGACGGCTCGGCTGCAACTGCATCAATCATGGCAGCAATCACAGAGAGTGCTAAGAAAGCAACTCCACAGGATACTGGTATACCCTTTGACTTTAGCAAAGTACACCTACACATTGGTATTCCATGTTACGGCGGTTTGATTTACACTCACTGCATGACATCGCTGATACAGTTCTTTATGCTTGCCCAACAACTAGGTCTATCCTGGTCACTAGAGACAATGGTAAACGAATCTCTAATCAACAGGGCACGTAACGGATTGATGGCAAAGATGATGCACAACAGCGATGCAACACACTTTATGTTCATTGATGCAGACATTCAGTTTGACCCACACTCTATTGTACAAATGATTGTTGAGGACGTAGACATCATCTCAGGTATCTACCCAAAGAAGACTCTTCCAATCAACTACAACGTTAACCTGGAAAAGACAACTAAAGTTCGCGGCCCAATATACACAGTGTACACCGCAGCGACTGGTTTCTTATTGTTCAAACGTAAAGTGTATGAGGATCTGATGAGAGCGCACCCAGAGGAAAAGTATATTGACGATGTAGGACTTGGTAAGCAATACGAACCATTCCTATATAACATCTTCTCAACACATGTTGATAAATCTAACACAATCAGCAATGGACACTTACTCAGCGAAGACTGGGCATTCTGTATTCGTGCAAAGGCACTGGGATATGATATTTGGGCAGACTCAAGAATCTCCTTGAATCACATTGGCACCTATGTTTACGAGGGTGATATTAGCAAATTGCAAATTCGCAGAGCAGATGGCAATCAAGCCTAAAGTAGTTAAACCTCAGGTAAAGGAAGCACCCAAGCTTCCTTTGTCCATGGCTGAGCAGTTGCGTTTACTCAATCAGAAATCAGACCAGAATCCTAAGACTAAATAACTTTACTGGATGTATATCATCTAGGTGAAGTTTACCACTAACTTTAATAGTGGGCGTCTTAGGAGACATACAATGCCACAAATTGATCAAAATAAAGTCGAACAGTTATTCGACATGATGCCATTTAATGACATAGAGCAAAATGTCATGCAGCAGTTACCCCCATTTATTCCTGATCCGTTGATTATTGACGCAGAAATAGTTCAAGAAATACTTTATTCATACGGAAAATAACATGGAAAAATCCTACACTTATGTATATTCAGATGAGAATGGAATTCCGTTCTATGTAGGCAAAGGAACAGGTCGTCGTGCATGGATTCATCTTAAACGATCTGATATGCATCCTCTTACACAAAAAATACAAAAGATGAAAAGGAATGGCATTATCCCAACTATTTTCTTCTTAGTTACCAATGTTGACGAGGAACTTGCTATTCTTGTTGAGGAGGAATTTATTAGTAAGCATGGTCGTAAAGACTTAGGCAAAGGTACTCTATGCAATCTTACTGATGGTGGTGAGGGATTTGTAAATATAGGTTCCTTAACAAGAAAAAAAATGTCAATTGCTGCGTCGAATAGGATTGTATCTGACGAGACTAAAGCAAAAATGTCAGCAGTAGCAACGGGAAGAAAACCTACACCACAATGTATTGAGGCAGGAAGGATTAAATCAACTGGCAACAAATACTGTTTGGGTAGAGAAGTAACGGAAGAACAAAGAAAAAAGATATCTAATTCCCTTCTCGGACATAAAGTAAAACAAAGTACAAGGGATAAGATCTCAGAAAAGAATACTGGTAAAGTTGTGTCTGAAGAAGCAAAGAAAAAAATATCAACTTACATGAGTAACAGAGTAGTTTCAGAAGAAACACGACGAAAACTTTCTGAGTCTAAGAAGGGTGCAAATAACCCTGCTTATGGAAAAAAACCCTGGAATAAGAAAGATGCCTAAGCCAAGAAAAACTCTCTGGCGTCCAGGGCAAAGTCCATACGCTGAGTTCTTAAAGTCACTTACACCAGAAGAACATGCTGAACATTTGAAGGAAAGAGCCAACCGTCGAACGATGAAAAAGGCATTTGAACAGGTAGTTCATGAATATCAGTCTCAGTGGATTGCTAAAATCAACAATGCCATGGTTGCTGTCATTGATCGTGCAATAGCAACGGGTGATCCTGCGTGTCTTATTGCAGTACATGACCGAATTATTGGACGCCCAATCGAGACTATCAATACAGATAGCAATAAGATCTTACCATGGAATGATAACGTAGATGTAACACGTTTGGACGACGATGCCGCTGAGTAAACCACAGCAAACTATCTCTAATTCTAAGACACGATTTAGAGTAGTGGTGGCTGGACGAAGATTTGGCAAGACGTTCCTAGCCATGCATGAGATTGCGAAAGTAGCACGTTTCCCTAATAGGAATGTCTATTGTATCTACCCAACATACAAACAAGCGAAGAAAGTTCTCTGGAAACCATTGCGCAAGAAGATGATTGCAGTAAACTGGGTAGCAAAGATCAATGAGACTGAACTGACTATTGAACTGAAGAACGGAACATTCATCACCTTAGTTGGTGCTGACAACTTTGACTCATTACGAGGCGTAGGTCTTGATGCTGCTATCTTAGATGAGTTTCAGATGCTAGAAAAAGAAGCATGGAACGAAGTTATACGACCTGCACTTAGTGATAGACAAGGATCAGCCTTATTCATTGGTACACCCAACGGTGTAGGTTCCTTTGCTCATGAGCTATACAACAAGGGTAAGAGTAAAGAGAAGGGATGGGAGTCCTTTACCTATACAACTATTGAAGGTGGTAATGTTACTCAGGAAGAAATAGATCAAGCAAAGCAAGATTTGGATTTGAGAACTTTCCTACAAGAGTACTGCGCTAGTTTTGAGACTTACTCTAATGCCTGCTACTATGCATTTAGTCGTGAAGAAACACTAAAGCCATTCACTAACCCAACTCCAAAGACGCTACACATTGGGATGGACTTTAACAGGACGCCACTAACAGCAGCAATCTTTGATGTTACTAACGACACGATGCATCTGTTTGATGAAATCTCTATGAACAGTTCTAACACTGATGAGATGGTAGAGGAGATACGCAATCGCTACCCAAATCAACACATAGTAGTCTATCCAGACCCATCTGGTAAGCGTATGCAAACATCGTCAGGTGGGCGCTCTGACCACACTATCTTAACTAACGCAGGCTTTGCTGTTAAAGCACCACATAAGCACAACCCAGTAAGAGATGGAATCAATGCAGTGAATTCTAAATTAAAGAGTTCAACTGGTAAGCGTACATTGTTCATTGACCCTAAATGCAAGAAAGCAATAGACTCTGTTGAAAAATACGCTTACAAAGAAGGAACACAAATTCCAGATAAAGATGCAGGTACGGATCACTTTTCTGACGCCGTACGCTACGCAGTGGATTTTTTGTTCCCAATCAAGAAAGAAATCAAACCACAACCACCACAGCGATTCGGCGTTGCGACAGCTTCAGTGTACCGATAAATAAAGAACTAAGGACCTAGATATGGATATCAACTCAATACAAACTATGCCAACAATGACAACTGACCAGGTTGATCAACTACTATCTGGCAATTACATCTATCAACAGTACCACAAACGCTGGAAATTCTTATTAAATTCCTTTATGGGCGGATTGGAATACAAGAATGGTCATTACCTTACACGCTACCAATTAGAGACTGATGGTGAGTACGCAGCACGTATTGACTCTACTCCATTGGACAATCAATGTGCAAGTATCGTATCTGTTTACAACTCCTTCCTATTCCGTGAAGAACCAGACCGTGAATACGGTAGCATTGCTAACCTACCAGAACTACAGGACTTTATTGATGATGTGGACTTTGATGGGCGAAACATTGACCAGTTCATGCTAGAAGTTGCTACTTGGTCTGAAGTATTTGGCCACACATGGATTATTGTCAGCAAACCCAACATCAACGCTCTTACAAAGGCAGATGAGTTAGCAGTCAACTTACGCCCTTATCTTTCTATCATCTCCCCACTCACAGTGCTTGATTGGAAGTGGGAACGTGACGAAACAGGTCGCTATAAGTTATGCTTCCTTCGCTATGTGGAAGAAATCAACGGCAACATTCAAGTAATCCGTTGCTGGACACCAGAGCAGATTGAAACGTACTCAATCAACACAGACAATAAGGAGTTAACAGGTTATGCGCTGGAAGCAAATGGTCTCGGAGAAATTCCCGCTGTCATTGCCTATAATGGCCGCAGTATTGTTCGTGGCGTTGGTATATCTGCTATCAACGATATTGCTGATGCTCAACGATTTATTTACAACTGCATATCAGAAGCCAACGATTCTATTCGCCTTGATAGTCACCCTTCTCTTGTCGCTTCTGCTGATACTCAAGTAGGCACAGGCGCTGGTGCAATTATCCGTCCTGACACAACTACAGACCCAGCATTCAAACCATACGTGCTAGACTTTGCTGGCGCAAGCATTGATAACATTTATACTGCTATCAACAATACCATTGGTGCTATTGATAAGATGGCAGCAGTTGGATCTGTACGTGCAACTGAAGCAAAGACTATGTCGGGCGTAGCGATGGAAGTGGATTTTCAAATGCTTAACGCTAAGTTATCCATGATGGCATCTAACTTAGAACTCGCAGAGGAGCAGATGTGGAGACTGTGGTGCAAGTATCAAGGTCAAGGATACGACATGTGCATTGAGTACCCAGATTCGTTTAACATCCGCGACTCAAGTAAAGAGATTAAAGAGTTACAGATCGCAGCAGCAACTAATCCAGTTGACCCACGTACTCGCGCAGCAATTGACATGAAAGTTTTGGACTTTTTGGACTTGGATGAAGATGAGTTAGCGGCAATCAACATGCCTGATCTTATCGATCTGAATGCAGTAACTGAACCTGGCGATATTCCAGAGCCAGTTACGATGAATCCTATGCTAAGTCCAGAAGCAATGGCGAACATGGCGGCTAAACCCGTATAAATAACCATACACTTGAAGTCATTTATTCCAAATGACTAAATAAGTTTATCCTTAAGGAGCAAGGTTTACAATGACCGACAATACATTGGCAAATGAGGCAACTGATTCCTCTACAGAAACAAATCAGGCAGGCGAATCCAGCAGAACATTTACGCAAGAAGAAGTTAACGCTTTATTGGCGAAAACTAAAGGCAACTTAGCAAAGAAATACGAGAAGCAATACGAGGACTTAGGTGATCCCGCAGAACTTCGCGCATTAAAGGCTGATGCAGAAAAGCGCAGAACAGAAGATCAAGTTAAGAGAGGAGAGTTCGAAACTATTCTCAAAGACCTGGCCTCAAAGAAGGATGCTGAAATAGCCAAGCGAGATGCTCTAATAGCAGCATACAAAGTTGACACACCATTGTTAGAAGAAGCTGCACGTTATCGTGCAGTAAAGCCAGACCAAGTCAAGGCTCTTTTGAAGAACAATGTAAGACTTAACGGTGACGGAGAAGTTGAAATTTTGGACACAACGGGTAAAGTGCGATACAGCGACAAGGGCACTGCATTGTCAGTGGCAGATCTTGTCCAGGAATTCTTAAATTCAAATCCCCATTTTGTTGCTCCTACTCCAACAACTTCGAACACTAAGAGTTCTTTGTCAGCAAATATGAATAAACTGGACATTTCAAAACTCGATATGACAAAACCTGAACATCGTGAAATCTATGCGAAGTATCGCAAAGAACACGGAATTGTTTAATCAGCCACTAACCTTAAAGGAATATTAACATGGCAAACGAATCCTCAACAACGACACTAAACGACTTGCTTCCATCAATTGTCGCAGAAGCTCTTTTCGTCGCATCAGAACGCAGCATTATGCGTAACCTGGTAAAGACGTTCAACGTAGGCATGGGCACTGGTAAGACAGTGACCGTCCCTACATATGGTATTGTATCCGCATCCGCAGTTGGCGAAGGTACTGACTTGGCTAATACAGCCGTATCAACAGGTGGTGCTGTACTAACAGTATCTGAAGTTGGTATTATGACGACTGTTACTGACTTGTCAATGAATGCTTCTGCATCCAATGTTATTGCTGACGTCGGCCGTTTATTCGGTGAAGCGATTGCACGTAAGATGGACCAAGACTTAACTGCTTTGTTCTCTGGCTTCTCTACAGTTGTTGGTAGCAATGCTACAGCAGCAACAGCAGCGCACATCTTCCAAGCAGTAGCAAAACTACGTGCTCAAGGTGTTAGCGGTGGTGACTTGTTTGCTGTTGTCAATCCATTGGTTGCGTATGACCTAAAGTCTAGCCTAACAAATGCGTATGCAAATCCAAATGCTGGCTTGATCCAGAATCAGGCAATGGCTTCTGGTTACATTGGTTCCTTAGCAGGTGTACCAATCTTCGAAACGTCTAACGTTGTTGATGTAGCAGGTGATAGCATTGGTGGTCTCTTCCACCGCAATGCACTTGGCTTGGCATTGATGCAAGACATCAAGATTGAACCACAGCGCGATGCATCCCTACGTGCTACAGAGTTAGTTGCTACTGCCGTTTACGGTGTTGGCGAATTGCTCGACGCCTACGGTGTTGCTCTAAGCTTCGACTCGAGCATTGCTTAATCGCAATATCGTATAGCGTAAATAGACTGAACACAAGTACATAGGGGACAACAGAATGGCTTTCATGAAATCAAATGGTGTGGTGGTTAGTTTCGCCAAGTATCAAGACGTGGTGGACAAAGACGCAACACTATTCCAAGATAATGAAGGCCTTTCTGAGGAAGTCATCACTCCATCGTTGAAAAGAGCGACGGAGCGGATTCTCACCCAGTTAAGAGCAACGGATTGGTGGAGGAATTACTTTACAAAACGTGATTCCCTCACTATCGTCAACTCAGTCGCAGACATTCCAGCACTTGATGCTAACAAAATCATCTTCCGCTTCAACGATTTCACAGAACTCTGTGTATCAGTTGCGCTAAGTGAGTACATTTATCCTAAGGTTGCAGACTTCAGCAATGAAGAAACTTCTGAAAGGCAAAAGATGGCTTACTATGCACAACGAAGCGAAAAGTTGTTTGTTGAGTTGATTACTGCTGGCGACTTCTACGACTTTGACGGCTCTGGAGCGATTAGCAGTGACGAAAAAGCACCGGGCTATATCAACTTGAAGAGGGTTAGGTAATGAGATCACAGGTCTTAGACTATCTGGGAGCTCAGTCGTTGGGGAGTTACACTCTAGCAACCCAACTACCTTATGACAACTCAGGGATACCTCTGTACTTGAAGAATACAAAGAGTGTGTATGTAGGAGAAGATCAAGAAACCACTGAAGTTTTCATTGGTATCATGGGATCAGATTCTATAGACATGCAAATTGACTCAGTAACAGTTTATTTTGCAAACGACGCAAAAACACAACCGGCAGATTACGCAGACGTAGTGAATGTTATCAAATCGGCAAAGAGCCTGTATGCAGCGAATGGATATTTCAAACGCGATGTGCAACTCAAGTCAGAGTTTGAAGCAGACATTATGGTAACCGTAATCGAACTAAGATTCAGCAAACTAATTTCATAAAGGAATAAAATCATGACAACAGCATACATTGCTATTTCCCCAGGTACCACATACCCAGATATCACTATCCAGGCGTATGATGCAGCAGGTACAACTCTCGTAACAGGTGGTAATCTAGACCTTATCGCTTCTAAGGACATCGTATTCAATGCGTCTAACGACGTATTCTCATGGACACAGATGAATGAAGCAGCAAAGTTACAGATCGCTACAACTTCAACTAACTCAGTTGCTATTAACTTGGTCTTAACACGCCCAACGTTCATCGGTAACGCAGCAGCAACGGCTGGCACAGCACAATACTTAGGTGTTGCTGGGTTAAGCTCTACTAAGCGTAAAGTTCACTTAACAGTGACTAACGCAGTTGGTGGTAACGTTGCTTGTGATGCATACCTAACTGGTTTAGCACCAAAGACATCTGCAGACCAACCAATCTGGGAAACTCCAGTGACGTTTACGGTCAGCGGTGACTATACTTGGTCTTAAACTGAGTTAACATAGTTAGGGCCCTACTACCTTAGGGCCAATTGAGTTAGGGAGCCTAAAAGCCTCCCTTTCTCTTTGACTGAATGTAACACATAAATACGAAGCAGATATAAAGGAGGTCGTAATGACTAAGTTTCTAAAGGACCAGACTAACTATGACATCATAGAAAGTCTATTAAAGGAAATCGCAAAAGCATCAAATGAAATCAAATGTGCTGAAGGCGATATAAAGAAAGCACAAGGCAGAATTGGATTCGCTTTGATGCTGATTAACATGCTACACGACCGCGAGTCTGAAAACATGTATATAGATCAACCAACTAAAGGAGATTAACTGATCATGGCTACACTAAAATCACTATCATCTAAACCAAAACTTGTACAACTCATCATTGATGACGAAGACACAATCCGTGACTACGGCGAAGCAGTAGAGTTTTGGACATACGACCGCCAACCACTACACACCTACTTAGAGATCAGCCAAACGTTTGGTAAAGATCCAGTTAAGACAGAAGCATTGCTATCTGGACTCTTGTTTGAAGAAGATGGCACTAAGTCATTCAACGAAGGGGAGATGCCAGATGCCAACTTGATGGCTAAGGCTCTTACAAAGGTGATGGAGAAATTGGGAAAGTCACAACGAGTTCCAACAGTGACTTCATTGAAGGCAACCCGGAGTTAAACATGGTGTTGATGCTTGATAGGATGAGCGAGAGATATCACTGCTTACCCAGTCAAGCATTACGCAAC